ACTTCATAGCGGTTGTCAACGTAGCTGCCAACAACGACGGTCAGCGTGCCGCTTGACGTAGCAGGGCCAGTGAACGCGATGGTGCCAGTTGCTGCAACGCCAGAAGCGTTATCGGCCAGACAGATAGCATCCATGCGGGTGCTTTTGTTGTAGCGGCGGACATTGCGAGCCATCGATGCAAGCATGGAATTGGCGCCGAATAGCGTATCCCATGAGTTGTCATCCTGAATGTCAGTAACAAGCGTTCCGGCGGTCGCGCTGCCGGCAGTGACCTTTTGGCCCACCAGCAAAATGCGCTGCGCTGTGTTGTCGATTGTTGTATTGGCCGACAGAATTTGACTGTCAACCGCCGGACGCTTGATCACTGTAGCCATTATTCAGCCTCCACATTTTCAACAGATACGGGTTCAGCCTCTGGCGCTTCCGCTTCGGCCTTGTCCTTTGCTTTCTTCTTTGGCTTTTCTTCAACCAATACTTCTAGGCATGCATCAGCGCGAGAATCCGCAACACGACGACGCCAAAACTTGTCAAGTGGCACACCATTGCCATCATCCTCAATTGTCAATTCAACGCCTACGCGGTAGCCGGCAAACGCTTTCAGAATCCGAATTTTCATAGCCACACCCTCAGCTTTTGCCGGAAATTACACACTTACCCCACTTAAGGCAATGGGTCATCATCGAGATCAATAGACACGCCATAAGCAGCATCAGGATTGCCAAGGCTTCCAATATCAAACGTATTGACCAGAGACAAGTCAATGTCACGGAATGCTCTGTCGCCGCCCTGATATGGGGATGAAGTGTCTGCAACATCAATCTCGAAAACTTGCTGGAATTGAAACCGGTGAACGTAATAGGGGCCAGCGTAATCGTGGTAGCCATCGCCCGCATAAGTGACAACGTTTTGAGTTGGACAAGCAAGGCCAGACGACAGGCTTGTATTAAGAATCGCCTTGAAAAGCGGCTGCCTGATTGTTTCGATAATATCACGGCCAGACCTCCCGTTTGTCTTGGCTAATACGTCGCCTTTGTTCGGCACAAAAATATAAATGCTGAAGTTACCTATGACCATCTGCGAGAAATCTTGCTGACGGCCAGACATATATTGCGAGTCCGTTGTATTAGTCTTGCTACGGTTGGCAGTGAAGTTATCCATCACCACAAACGCCCACAGCTCATCGTTGCCCTGCTTTGTGTAGCTCTCGGATGCTGTCTGATAATCCACAGCCGCCGATACACGCATGGCCTTGGTGACTTTTGACGATGTGATGCGGCCAGTTAGGTCAGTAGGCAATCCGCCAATGCTGCCCGTTGGCGTCACTACCAAAGTCGTAGCCGTGGGCGCACTGGCCACGGTAGACGGCGAGTTAGCTGCGCCATAGTGAAACTGTATCAGCTCGCAGTCAGTGTCATTGCTAAAAGGCGATGCGGCGCTGGAAAAGGTAAACGTGCGGCGATTGGCAACACCGATCAGCGTGACTTCCGTTGGCGTCGTGAAGTTTTGCGTCTTAATGTAAATCTTGACCTCGCGCCTCTCAGCCTCATTCCGCGTCAAGTCATGATTAGCATCCGTCACCACGGTATACGTCGGGCCAGTGCCGCTAATGGTGCCGGTGATGCGCTCATAAAACCACGACAGATATACGATGTCATTGGCCACCAATCCATGCGGCACTGTAGTGGTCAGGTTGATATTGCTGCCAGAGATTGCCGCCGCACTGACGGATAGCTGAGTGCCGAATAGCGTAGACCACTGTGACAAGCCATGGCGCAGCTTCAATACAATCTCGGCAAGCGTCATAGCAATACCCTGCGGATAGCTTCTTCCATCGTTTCTGCAAATTGGTCTTGCTGTTTTTCCATGGTGTTATTCAGCCCTGGACGCGGCCACATACGCATCCCGCCGCCCTTGTTTTTAGTACCATATTCCAAGTATTCGCCATAAGGAACCGACACGCCGAACTCCAATTCATTGCCGCGCACTGTATAGCCTGCGCTTTTGGAGTATGCGCCAGACAATCTAGCTGGCGTCTCACCTGGAGCAGACGCTTGATGGCTTTTGCCTTTGATGCGATAAAGCCTGCCCGTCTTTTTTCTTAGCGTATCTGCGCGCAATTCCTCGACCAAATCATTGCCAATCTTGCGCCAACCGTCATCAACGCCAATCCGTACGCGCTTCGCCATGTTGTCTATGGCAACCGAGAATCTATGCCAATCCGCGCCTGACTTAATATCAATCATACGGCATTGACGGAGTTGCTATCCGTCCCCCGCTTATTGCATTGCAGCACAAGCCACTGACTGCGCTCGTTGACGTTTTCCACTTGCAGGATGTCATAGCGCGCGCCATCCACTAGCAGCCAATTCTGAGCTGTCACATCCTCACGGTAGCGCATGATGATTTCGTGCGATACCACGCGCTCTACATTTGTCTGGTCGAATACCGTCACGCCGCGCACAGTCTTGATGCCAAGCCACACTTGGTCTCGCTCCTCGTTATCAGGTACTGCGCCAGAGAAAACCATTTCATAGTCAACGCTATCATCAACGGCCTTAATCGCGCGATTCTGGATAGTGCCAAGGTGGCGCAAATCGCCCGCGCAATACGTCTTGTTGACAATGCGGCGCTTGCTGCAACTCATGCGACAAAGTCCACAATGCGATACTTGCGATAGATGGCCATGGCATTCTTGGGAGTTGCTTCCGCACAGCCACAATCGCCACGGTTTTCATACATGCTAAAAATATGGTCTAGCATGGCTACCTTCAAATCCTGCGGCAATACGGTATAGCCTGCCGTGAAGGTAATCTCGATGGCTTGCATGCGCTGGTCAGCGACCGGCCAGAATGTGCCGTAGTCTGGCGCAATGCGGGAATAGTCGCCTTTCTTCACGACGTAATAAGCCGAGCTATTTAGTGTGGCCAATACGCCAGAGCTGTAATACCGCACCAGATCAACAGATACTAGCGGGCTTTTGCGCAATGTCACTGGCGCTGAGCTTTGATACTGGTAGACAGTCCACGCCGGAAAGCCGGCAAACGCCGACGCATCCGACACATCGCCAAATACATCACGGTACGTTTTGAACTCGGTTTCTTGCAGTGTGCGCTTGGTCACACTGGCCGCATATTCTTCTACCGCGTTTATCAGCATTTGAATCAGCGCATCATCGGCGCTATTCGTCACCTTCATCCACGCTTTAGCGTCTGACAGGCTTATGGCAGACCCTGAAGGGCAATCGACAACCTCTGTATAGCTTTCGCCTGTTGCGTCTTGCCAGCTCATAGAATCCCCGAAAATGAATGCCCATCCTTGGGCAAAAAATCCTAGTGTGCTATTAAGATGCGAGTTGATCGCAGCCAATCGCAGTCACTTCAACAGTCGCGCCAGTGGTGACGGAAGTAGAAGTGGTAACAACGCGCACATAACGATCTACACCAGTGCAGCCAAGTTGGCTCACACCTACGGCAGTCGTAGAGAATGTGCCGCCAGTGGCAACGTACTGGTCAGCGGCAACGTCGGCCCATGTGCTGTTGTCTGGGCTGTGCTGCAACTTGACAGCGTAGGTGCCGTCAGTGCGAACCAACACGCGATAGACAAACATCACGCCAAGCATGGTGCTAGTGTCCACTGAAGTGTGGTTAGTGGTGGTGTTTGAGTTGATCGCGCCGTAACCAGCAGCTACAGCGGTCAAGCCATTTGATACATCGAGATTGGTAGACATAGTAGCCCCCTATTACGCTTTGGTTTTCAGGATTTTGAAGCTGTCGAAAGAAGTCACAGCGCCACCGACACGGCGGAACACTTGGAACTTCACGAAGCCAGGTTGAGTGATGTTGTCACGCACGATGCGCAAGCCCAAGCGGTCAACGATGGTGTAGCCTTGACGGAAGTCACCATACGCTACTGACAGCGAGTTGGCTGCAACGGCGGCCATGTCATCCATAAACACAACAGGCTTGCCCAACAGCGTCATCGGGTCTTTCTGATTGATGAAGAAGCTGTTGAAAATGTACTGGCCTGAAGTGTCTTGCAGGTTGATGATCGGCGTGAACGTGGTGCGCTTCATCAGCCAAGTTGCGTTGGCTTGGTAAGGCTCTTTCACCAGGTTTTGCAGGGCTTTGAAGTCATCAGACTCATTCAACACGGCGCTGTCGCCGGTAGAAGTGTAAGTGCCGATTTTGCCACGCTCATAAATGTCAGCGTTGGTGGCGGCAGCCAGGGTCATCAAGCCTTGTGGTTGCAGTGCGCTGTTGCCCAAGATGAAGCCAGTGTTTTCTTGACGAGACAGCTTGTCAGCAGCCTTAGCCATCAGCCATGATTCAAGGTCAACAATGTCATCAAGCGAACGCTGAGAAGCGCGCAGGATGGTGTAGCCTTCTTGCACAGGAATGGTCAGCTTGCCGATTTGCGGAGTGCCTTGCTCAACACGCGCAGTCATCTCACCAGTCCAAGCAGAATCAGCCTCGTCATCATCAATGATGATTTCCAAGCTGTTGCTGGTCACGTTGATGACGTTGGCCAGTTGGCGCATGGGTGAAGTTTCAAAAATGCGGCTAATAGTTTGAGCAGCGCGATCAGGGCGCAGCCAGTAGCCGCCGTCAGGGTTTGAACCCTCATACATGGCTTTCTGTTCCATCGCGGCCACTGACATGGCATCCAAGCCTTGCTTGGCGACAATCTCGTTAGCCATGTCAGACAGCAATTGGCCATCGATAGCCTTGCGGCCTTTCAGATAGGCGACCATTTGCTTGCCGTACATTTGCTCGGCTTCGCTGATTACAGCGCCAGCGTCAGACTTCAAACCGCGCGCGATTTGCTTCTGCAAAGTCTCTACAGTGGTTTGCAATGCTTTGGTTTCGGCTTCCGCTTTTACACGGTAGTCTTGAATGGCTGCGGCTGCATTGGCTGCATCTTCGCCAGCCTTGCGGATAGCGTCGTTTTGCTCGCCTTTCAAGCCTTTCAGCTCGCTTTGTACGAAGCTAACAGCCTCGTTAAATTTTTTCATTTCTTCGGCTACTGCCGTTACGTCGGTCATGGTATCACCCCATTAGGTTAAGCATCATTGAAGTTTGCAGGTCTTCCGCGCCTTTGCGGAGTAACTCTGCTACGTCGCTTTGCTCAGTGATACCCTCGCGGCTCTCTGTGCCTTTCTTGCAACGTGATATAAAGGCTTTCGCGGCATTTGCCGTAAGACTTACATCGCGCAACAAATTCTCTAGGTCTGCCATCGTTTT